GTACCACGCGCCACATCTCGCCCCTCTATAACAACAGGAACTTCAACAACCAAATCACCACCAAGCATCGGAATTGCTCCGCCACCAGATGATCCAAATGAGTTATTAATTACTTGATTTGATACACTACTTGTCATAGCCTGTTTGCTATTTGACATGTTCCCATACACGCCACTCATAACAGTCTTTAAGGCTGATAATTGACTTACAGAACTAGTCATCATACGGCTCATGTCACCCATTAATTGATTTATTTCTCCTGGCATAGCAAATTGTTGTCGTGGCATGGCTGCTACGATACCTGCGCCAATATCTCCAAGTGTTTTCTTATTAAGGGGAAGCACCGCTTCTCGTCCTGCTTCTCCTGCGCCTTGTAGGTTTCCACCATTCATTCCAAAGATAGTCGGTTTAGTGAAGATACCACCTTTTGCATTCCATTTCACGCCAATTCCTGACGGATAAGTAATGTCTTTACCTAAAACATTTTTTGTACTAGTTTCTAAGCTAAAGTGTGGCATTGATGGCATTTCAGGTTTAGGGATTTTTAATTTTAAATCACTAAAGAATCCCTTAATCTTTCCAATAAATTCTTCTACCTTACCAACCGCTTCTTTGATTGGATCAATGATGTTACGTTTAGCCGCATCAAATTTTTCTTGTGCGGCATTTTTCACAGAATCAAATTTTTCTTTAGCTGAATTATATAAGTCAGTAAATTTTTGTTTGGCTTGATTATACGTTTCAGTTACCGGATCAATTACGTATTGCTTCACTAAATTCCAAGCTGTAAGTGTATAAGATTTTATCGTTTCCCAATTACTTAATATCCAATTAGCTAATTCAGAAAGCTTTTGCTTGGTTGTATTCCACAACTCTTGAACAGGTTGAATCACATATTGTTTTACTAAGTTCCAAGCCATAAGAGTATATGATTTTGCAAGTTCCCACTGTGAACTTAACCAAGAAATCAAATCACTAAATTTCTCTTTCACTAAGCTCCAAGCTTCCTGTACAGGCTGGATAATATATTGTTTAAATAATCCCCATGCTACTTGCGCCACAGCTTTTGCAATTTCCCATTGTGTACCAAGCCAAGTAACTAATTCACCTATCTTTGTACTCACCCAATTGTAAGCTTCTTGAATCGGTTGAATAATATACTGACTTATTGCCGCCCATGCAATTTGTACTCCAGCTTGAATAAGTAGCCACCCAGCTTCTAAAACTGTTGAAATCAATGAAATGATTGGATCTAAAACGGTAACAATGGTATTCCAAGTGTCTTGCCAAGCTTGTACGAGTGTTCCCCACAATTCAGAAGCCGTTGTAACTAAAGAAGTCCACCAGGAAGACGCTGTTTCCACAATTCCGGACCATAAGTTACTAAAGAATTCACCTATCGGATCAAAGAAACTATGCATCATTTCTGTGAATGAAGCCCAAGCTCCAGAAAAGAATTCAACAATAGAATTCCAGGTAGTACTACATATCTCGCCTATACCTGTCCATAAATCACTAAAAAATTGACCTATTGGATCAAAGAATGTATGCATTGTTTCTAAAAATGAATTCCATGCTTCACTAGATGATTGAACGATACCGTCCCAAAGTTCTATCAAATATTCTTTAATAGAATTCCAGGTTTCTATTGTCCAAGTTTTGATATCGTCCCAGTTTTTATAAATAGCAAAACCAAGAGCAACAATAGCTGCTATGATAATTGGAACAATGGCGACAATCCCAGCTGCTACCAATGCTGATACTTCTAAAAAACTCATTACGGTTACGACTATAGGTGCAAGTGCCATGATTGCACCCGATATTATACCAATAGCGGTTGCTACGGCTGCTAATGCCGCTGCCAACTCTGGATTATTAGAAATCCATTCAGCGAATTTAGAAATAACATCGGCTACAACGCCTAGCAATGGTTGGAGAGCAACTTGTAAATCTTGCATAGCTTTTTGAAATTTCACAGCTGGATTAGCATCCATTTTCTTAATAGATTCATTTAATTTCTGCTGGTTCTTATCAAAATCAACTACTTTACTTTGGGCTCCAAGTATCGCGTATGTTATGTTGTCACCTTGATCTTCCCACATTGTGCCGAAAAGTTTGACACCTAACTCGTTTCGCTTCGTTTTATCTTCTACATTAGCTAAAGCTGCTGCAATCTCTGACATAGCCGCTGAGCCTTCTTTACCACCATTCGCTACAGATTGCCCCCATTTTTGCAATTGTTCAGCTGAAATATTAGTACCTTCTAACGTTTCTTTCATAGCTTTATCGACACCTTGGCCAAATTCAGCCGCTTTAATACGCCCTTCTTTCAATCCATCTAAAAGATTATCGATATTCCATGTTCCTGTTTCAACCCCAGCTTCCATTATTGCTTGGACTTCTTCAGCACTGTATCCAGCTCGTATTAGCTGCCCTCCATATTCAGCGATAATATCTAATTGTTCAGGTGGAAAGCCTATTCCAAGTAAAGCGTTTGTCATACCAAGAGCGCCTTCTTGTGATATATCTAATTCATTACCTATTTCATTAACCTCTTGAATTAATTCAGTAAAATCTAATCCTGAATAGGATTGCGCAATTGTTGCTGCACCTTTTACGATGGATGCATTCGCTTCATCACTTACATTCTTATTTAAGGCCCATTGCCTACGCACACCCTCCAAAGATGCTTCAGCATCAACTCCATAAGTAGTGACACTCCTAATAGCTTCTTCCACCGATTTTTTCGAGGAGTCAGGCACTTCAAAACTTATATCAATTTTTGTTTTCAGTTTAGACATATCAAGTGCTTTTTCGATTGTCCCGGCAATTCCGCCACCAGCTACCATTGCACCAAGAACGTTTTCTAAGCCAATATCTAATTCTTGGAATTCTCTTTCCGTCCTTTGGGCTTCTTGCTGTAAATCTCTTAATTCATTTCGAACTTGTTGTATTGAATTGCCAGCATCCACAGATCGTAACGCTCTTTGTAATTTATCAATATCCGCTTCAGTTCCTAATGCTTCACGACCAATAATCCCAATTGCTTGTTCTAATTGGCGACTTGTAGCTGTTCCGCTTTTAATTGCATTTACAAGACGATTACCTAATGCTCCTGCAAAATCATCAACGCTTTTACCTGTAGCACTAAACAACGTTTCTAATTGTCTTGTTGAACTCGCTACATTTTCTTGTTCAGCTTTCATATTTCCAAGTTTATTTTTCAGACCATCAAGTGAACCTTGTGTAAATTCAATTTCACGCCTAAATGCACGATATTGTTCTTCGGAAATTTTTCCGTTTTGGAATTGAGCTTGTACTTGTTGTTCTGCTGCTTTTAATTTATCTAACTTCTGTGTTGTATTTTCAATTTGTTGTGTAAGTAATTTTTGTTTTTGCGCTAATGCTTCCACATTACCAGGATCAAACTTTAATAAGCGCTCAACATCTTTTAATTCTTTAGCCAAAGCATCACTTTGTTTATTTACATCTTTTAAAGCATTTTGTAACGGCCCGGTATTCCCGCCGATTTCTATCGTAATCCCTTTAATTCTTCCTGCCATTTTCTCACCTCATTTCTTAGAATGAATCAAAGTCTTTTTGACTCGCTTTTCGAATTTTTTCTTTGTCTGGATTCTCCATTTCAGCAAACTCAGCAATGTAATCAAAACAATCACCGATTGTCATGGTTTCTAAATCCCAATGCGTTAATTTTGCTTTATAACAAAGAGCAAGGAACAAATCAGTGGTTAATTCTTCATCACTGAATGTCCCTTGCTCTCCATTGTTTTCTTTTATTTTTTTTTTGCTCCCATAGTAACTTGAACTAGTTCCATTATGTCTGGCATGATTTCTTCAATTGGGAATTCTTCAAACCCATCCAGCCACGTCATAGGATCAGGAATATTTGAATCCGCCGTTTTAGCAAATAACCAGGTCAAATCATAAACAAGCTCAAAATCCACTTTACTTAAATCAAGATTAGATGTATCGATTGGTTGTTCTGATCCATTTGGTGAAGTTAAAGTACTAATTGCTCCTAACCCCATCATATCTGCAAATAAATTACGTCTGAATTGTGCTTTATATCGTTTAACCGTTGCCGCTGTACTTTTTAACTTGACTTGTTTTCCGTCTATTATAATCGTCTTTTCCATCTACTTACGCTCCTTTTGGTAATGCAGGTACTTTTGTATATACTTTTTTGTACCAATTATCATAAATGGCTTGTTTTGATTTAGTTGTAGTTTTCGTTTTAACCATACGTTTTCCGTTAATATCAATAGGACTTGATACAAATTTAAGTTCATTTGTGTTAGGCTCTGCTGAATTTGTTTTCGTTTTAGATGCAAGTGTCGGACGACTTGCTGAACAGTTAAACATAACGTGGCGTGTTGCTCGTACATCACCATCAAATTCAAATAATAATGCAAATGGTTTCCCTTTTGCATCAGCTAATTCGTTTAACACACCGTCTTCTTCGTCTAATTCCTCTCCTAATGCATCAACAGCAAATTGCTCTGGAATAGTCGCAATAGATAGCGTTCCATCGTAACCTTGGTTATTACTTGCTGCATAGTAAAGCATGTCATCCGCGTAGAATTCAATTAAATCCCCTCGTGGATCAAACGTTAATTCAACTGCACCTAGTAATGGAATCGGTGCGCTAAATGTAACTACGCCATCTTTTATATCGAAAAGTGCATAATGGACATTTTTCAAACCAAAAGCCACTTTGTTTTCATTCATTTATATCGACCTCACTTCATATATTTTTTGATACATTTTTTCAGATTCAATAATCCCTTCAATCGGTGAATCATAAGGAATTTCATGATCGTCTAGGACTTGTTCAAGTTTGGCTTCAGCAACTAAATCTTTTTTAGTTGTATAAAGCTCTATATTTAAATCATTTATCTTGTGATAGACTTTGTTATCAGCCATGAGATTTACTGATCCATCTACAAGAAAGCAAATATAAGGTGGTGCTGGCACTGACTTGCCTGGCGTTGCTGTGAAATGCGAATAAGCCACAGGATAACCTGTAGCTTCAAGAATTTTTGTTAGTTCTCCTAATGTCATTGCCCGACCGCCCTTTCGATACGTTTTGGCAATTCATCAATTACATACTCTTCAACTGGACGAATATGAACTTGTGCTGGCACTCGACCACCACCGACTTTCGCATGTCCCTTTTCTAAAAGATGCGTTAGTTGTCCTTGCGTATTATGGAGGACAACACCATTACCTTCTTTTTTCTTACGCCACCCTTTACGATAAGCACCTGTTTTTTTAGGGCTACCTTGCTTTAACTTACCGACAGCAATATCCCCCACTTCATCAATTTCATTTTCTAAGTTCTCTTCCACAACATTCGCATATCTTTGTAATTCTCTAGCAAGATCACTCGCAAAATCATTCATATCAAGTATGCTCCTTTGCGATAATAGTCAACGTTTGATACATTTCATCATCATTCATTGGCGGTTCGATAATATCAAAAATACGACCTTTCATATTGATTCGCATTAATTCTGTAATGCCTTTTGTATAAGGAATTACAAACCGATAAATCCGAGTAGCTTGTGAAGCTGAAGCTTCAATATACTCAGACCCTTTTACTGTTTTTATCATCGACCATGCTTTTTTAACTTCTTGCCAATTACCTGTTTCAACTTCTTGATTCAATTCATCTTTTATCACTTCAGGTTGTTCAATAATAATTCGATTCCTACGATCTCCTGTATTCAGTGGCTTTTTGTACTGAAAAGGACGCATATTAATCACCGTCCAATTTGATTTCTTCTAATGCTTTATCAATGCCTAAACTATTAATTTGAATTAAAAAATTCTTATCAAAATACTCTAGGGCATCATTATAAACATAACGAGAACGTTCAAAGACTAATTCTTTGAACTCCTCGTCATTGTCAATATCATAATCACCACAAACTCTTAATAATGCTTTATTAGACGTTGATAGAATGCGCTTTAAGTTATCGTCTTCCTCATCACCTAAGTGCATCCTATCTTTGAATTCCTGCAATGTTTCAACTGAAATTGTTGCGTTGTTCATTCGCTTCACCCTTTATTTAGTTTTTGTTTCTGCAGGTGGCGCAAATGAAATATCTAAATCATAAACAAGAGCCGCTTTGTTATCTTTCGGTTTCCCGTTAGCAAATTGTTTAATTGTATAAAGAGTAGCATCTTCGAAAGCTAACGTTTGATCAAATTCTTTTAATTTATATCCTCCTGCAATTGCAGCAATATATTGTCCTTTTACAAAGAATAATGCCTTACCAACTGGAACTTCTTCACATTCTACAGGTTTAATGTTATAAGGTAATGCCATTACCCATTGACCCGTTGCAGTTTGAATTGTATTACGTGCTTGTACACCAATTGCATCAATAGGGTTAACAACCATTACAATTTTATTTAATACTTTTCTTGATTTGCCTTTTGCATCAACAGATAAGGCTTTTACTACTTCATAGAGTTCTCCAGCTACAATCTCGCCCTTCTCAGATGGAGCAAATGTTAATTTACCAGAAGGTTTTTTATCAGTAACTGCGCCTGTCTCTGGATTTACATCCTTCATTAAACCAACTGGTTGATGCGCTACTGACCCACCGCCATTAATGAAACCAAATTCTAGACCAACAGAATATGTTTCTACTAAAACAGTTCGAACATAACGTTCAACCCATTCTGGTCCAAGTTCTCTCATATCATTCGGAATCGCTGCAAATGCTGTTAATTTAAGTTGTCCAATTTTTTCTTGTTTAAAGATAGCATCAATTTGCCCACGAATTTCGCCGAATAACTCGCCCCATACATAGGCTTTCGTTGCATCAGAATAGATAAATTTCGTAACAGCTCCTAAATCTTGCAGACCAATTTCAGCCAATAACGGATGCTCTGTAACTAAATCTTCAAATACACGCTCTTGTGTTGTTACAGGAAGAATTTCACCGTCCGTAAATCCCCCCTCCTTTACAACAGCATTGAAGAATTTTGTTTCTGCTGAAGTTAAAACATTTTGACCACGTTGCTGTAAAATTGAACGATCTAGCATATCGTTATTTACTTGTTCACGAACTGTATTTGCTACATCTGTTTGTAGTGCATCAAAGAAACCTTCAAACGCTGACGTTTGTTCTTGTTCTGTACTTTCCGCGTTAGTTAAAGTATCCGTCAATTTTGCTTTTGCCTTATTAAATGCTTCAGATTTATTAAATTTAATAACCATTATGTGTTTCCCCCGTTTTTTATAATTTTAAAAGGAGCCCTTTAATCCCACTGTTTTTTACAGGTTTAGGATTCGGCTCCTTTGGTTGTTCTTCTATATTGTTTTGTAAATCATTCAGGATTTCATTTTTTAATCCTGATAATGCTGCATTTAAATCTTCTTTTGTAATTCCTTGGCCTTTGTTCATGGTTCCATTTCTAAAGCCATCGATTACTTTCTGCGGAAGCATGGCAGCAGTAGCCGTTGAAGCTGTCATTTTAACTGGATTCTCCATAAACATGATTTCATCCGCGAAATTGTTTTCTAATGCTTGTTGCGGACCCATCCAAGTTTCTTCAGCCATCATGTTAAGTAGGTCTTCTTCTGATTTACCACTTTTAATAACATAGGCATTTACAATTGCTCGATCTGTTATTTTTAACATCTCAGCCGCCTTTTCCATGTCACGATGATCTCCACCATTCCACTTAGCAGCGTTGTGAATCATGATTTTTGCTGTTGGAGAAATTCGAACTTTATCACCTGCCATAGCAATTACAGAAGCTGCACTTGCTGCTAAACCAACAATTTGAACTTCCACATGACCAGGATAATTTTTTAATGCTGTGTAAATTTCCGAACCCTCATCTACATAACCACCAGGACTATTGATTGATACAATTAAATCCTCACTATTTGCGTTATCCAGTTGTTTTGTAATCTTACCTGGGCTTGTCGCATCCATTTCAAACCAATCATAAATCCAAGCTTCATCATTCGAAATGATTGGCCCTTTAACGTCAATTTTCACCGTCATTTGTATTCTCACCTCCTTCAGATTCAGTTAGTTTCGTATAGTTTTTCGTAATATGATGTGTATTTAAGTTAGGATCATCAGAAACTTCATATCCTACTTCTAATCGAATCTCATTCCCTGTAAATGCACTTGAAGAAATGAGTTTATCGATGCTTGTCGCAAGATCAAATATACTTTGATAAGAAACAGCTTTAACTTCAATTTTTTGACCTGAAAGATACTCTTCTTCTTCAAAAAATTTAACGTTTGCTTCATCAGAAATCTTTTTTAATAAAGGTTTCACTGTGAAAAGCATATAATTTTTCGTTTGCTTCTCAACATCAGCCATTTCGCCATATATCAAAGCAGTTGGAATACCAAAAGCCATTGCTACTTGATTTAAGAAGCCATTTGTTATTTTATTTATTTCCTCCACACTCTGCCCAGAATTTGCTCCACCTGACGTTTCAGCATACTTAAAACCTGGTTGTTGTGGAATGATAGCAACATCTTTTTCTCCAATTGCTTTATACATGTTATCAATGAATTCTTGAAGTTTGGCTTGATGTTTTTCACTCTTTGCAGCGAGCATGTCCATATCAACTGTTCCGCGAATTTGATTCTTACGTTTTTGAGAACTTAATATTCTACCGAATAAATCACCATAATCAGTAAACAAACCATCGATAAGAGGTGATAACTTATCATTCCTGTATCTTAAATGAATGACTTCACTTTGTTTAAAACTTCGCTTAAACTGATAATCTTTTACAGTGACATTTGTAAAAGTATCTTCAAGCACAGCATACTCGTTATGTTCAAAGTCATCAGCAATAAGTAGATCACCATCATCCGCTTGGATAATCAAAGCTTCATTATCATAAATAAGTTTGTAAATGAAACTCTCCCAAAAGGTACTTGCTGTCATATTCTTATTTGGTCTAACATTTAATCGGTAATAAAGCTGATCCTTTTCAAATTCTTCACCGTTTTTCACTCTGAATTCCGACTGACTTATTGTTCTTCCTAAAAAAGAAATACATGTATCAATCGCTAGTCGCTTCATATGAACTCTATTTGCTTTTTCAATAAACATTTCCACATCAAACATAAATCCTAATTCACTATTTCTTTTAAACACCGAATCCAGCCATCCAATGATTATCACCCCCTTTATTAGAATTTAATACCGTCTAACATAAAATCGAATTCATCAACAAGAATGTTATCCGCTTGCCATAATGCATGTATAAAAGCTTGGAATCCATCTGTTTTTCGCTTAAATTCATCTTTTTTCAAGTATTCTTTGTTGCCGTCTTTTTTGATGTGGACGTAGACGTTATTGGTGTACCAACGCATTAATGGATTATCCCCAAAAATAATACGATTGTTTGCAAATAACGTTTCAACTCGTGGAGCTAAAAGTGAATGAATCGCTTTTGGATTACGAATATATAACAATATAAAACCTTCAGCTTCAAGTGCTGTTTTAACAAGATCAAGACGGAATGTATCAGCTACTATTGTGTTAAATCCGTATATCTCACGCATTTTTACAAACCAATCTACAATGTGAGAGATATTAATAACTGGTTCATCCACAATAGTTAGTAAGCCATTTTCAGCCCATTCATAAATAGGTGCTTTTAATTTCACCTTGTCCAAGAATCCTTTACGTACAAATGAATGACCTTTCCATATATAATCTTCACCATGTTTAAATAGCAAGCCGACTGCCGCGAAGTCTTTGATGCTGGCGAAGTCGAGACCGCCTACAGCTACTTTATGTTTTAAATCTGGAACTTCTCTGAGCGTTTCTCCATCTTCTTCAAAACCAGTACGCATGATTTCTTCCCATGAAGCTACAGACTTTGTTAAATCTGTTTCAGGGTAATTCATACGTTTTGTTATGAATTCTTCACGGTTTGAAGGATTATTTTCTAATTGTTTATATTGAGTTAATACTTTTTTAAATAATTGTTTAGCATAAGAACTTCTCGGCTCACTAAACATTGGATTCGCTTTTTCCCATACATCAGGATTATCAATTTCTTCTGGATTATCTATCTTGCAAATGAAAGGAAATAATGGATCTTCTAAATCTTTTCCCTTTAGAATGTTCATCGCTCGCTCTTTTGTTTTGTCCAGGAATCCGTCGCGAACAAAGCCATCTGTACCAATAAAAAATTCTCTAGCATTTGGTACTTTTCCAAGTCCACTAGAGAATACATTTACTACATCAAAGTTTTCATATCGATGTATTTCATCGTAAATAACACAACCGTCACGAAGTCCATCCTTAGAACCAGCATTAGATGTATGATATTGCATAATGCTTTGAGTATCGTTACTCAGTATCTCTACCTTAGTTCGATAAAACATATCTTCTAGTATTTCTTTTCCTTTAATAGCATCATAGACTTCACGAAAAGAAACTTTAGCCTGCTTCTCGTTGTTCGCCACAATTGAAACATTATATCGATCTATTCCGTGCAGCGGACTAATAAAGAAATGGCATAATGATGAAATTAAACCGTTTTTACCACCACCACGAGCCATCATAATTAAAAATTGCTCGTAAAAAACAGAATCATCTTCTGTATAGAAAAGAAAAACAAATGCAGTTAAAAACTTCTGAAATGGTTGTAATTCAAAATACCATTTCTCTGTAAACTTTATATAATCATCATGCATTCCATTATCGAAATACAGATCATCGCGTATTAAGATGTATTTCTCCAGGTACTCAATTAGCATTATGCGCTCTTTATTTAGCTTAATTTTTCCCGCTCGATACATTTCAATATATTCAGTTACATATTCATTTTGAATCATGTTAAATCTCTAGCAGAGCGCACAGGTTTTGAAGGAACTTTCTTTTCTTCTGCCGATGCTTCTAATCCAAGTGCATCTAAAATCTTTATCATTCGATCATTTGTTTTGTGTAAATCATTAATAGAAGGATTGGATTTCGGACCATGCATGCCAGATACTTTTATTCCTGTATCTTCAATATCATCAACAAGAATACACTTTAAATCCCACAACGATAAATAGTCTTGAATTAAGTCAGTATAATGATTACCTATAATCTTTTTTTCTTTCAATTGATTTGTTAGATCCTTTTCAATCCTTTTTCTCATTGTTTCACGCTTCACTCTAGCCACAATATCCCTCCCTTCTGATTTACATCGTTTTCCAATTTGATATAACGCGCGAATTTGCTTATAAATTTGAAAAATCGACCCCCTCCTCCGGTGCCCCTAAGACGAATTTTTCATGAAATATTTTAAGGGGGGTGCTATTTTACTTTGCTTTTCTTGATATATTCTATACTTGTTTGTTTACCGCACTTTTTACATTTCCTTGCATCAGGATTTTTATAGTCTGATTCGGCAAAGCCACAAGCTCTATCAATACAAGTATGTTTTGCGAGTTTGTACTTCACTTCATTACCACCTCTCATCGTCTTGCCATTTGTTTACCTTCTTAACAAACACTCTTCCATGTTCTTTGTTGTGGCAATCCACACAAACTGTTTCAAGGTTGTCTATGTCTAATGCAAGATCAGGATGATGTTCAAGTTCTTTTATATGATGGACAACAAGCTGTATCTTCTTACGCTTTGCACTCTCACTATACTCATTGGTATCTGTTTGAACTCGACCATTACGTTTACATTCCTGGCACTCATAGTTGTCCCGCTTCTTCACTTGTTCTCTTATACTCTTCCACTCACCACTGTCATAGAACTTACGCTTCTGTTGTTTGGTTTTATACTCTTTCATTTGTCTTTACCAAACGCTTTTGATTCCCTCTATCTCTTTCCAGCAAATCTTTTATTGGTGTTTGCATGAGATATTCCATTGAGTAAAGCATGTGTTTCTCTCCATACAGTTTGTAATACTTGAATCGATTAACATCAATCCCAGCCTTCTTGTACGCTTTCTCATGTGGCTTAAGATATTTGATGTAAGATTTCTTATCAATAGGTATAAGACCAAGTGCAGCAATCTTACCGTTTAAAACGCTGTTCAATTATCTCACTCCCTTGAGATCAGTTATTGCCATCTTGGTAGAATCCGTTATTTGTTTAATCGTAGATTGTGCGATTACTTTACTATCACAATAAATTTCAACTGTCTCATTTTGATTTGCAAACTTACCCATAACCTTCTCCAACTTCTCTAATGCTTCCTCACATTCATTAGCAACTTCAGTTACTTCTCTAATTCTTTCTAACGCTTCAGTTATATCAGCATTTACTTGAATTGTTAGTCCCTTATTTTTACTTTGATCAGTTCGTTTCTTAACTGGATCATAAGGTCTAAATGTTGCTGGTCCGCCACACCTAACACAACTCATCCCATCTAAAAAATGTCCAAACATCACTGTACGACACTCATTGTCCATACATTCTAATTGCATTTTCTTTCCCATCTTTTTCATCCTCCTCCAAAATAAAAAGCACCCATTATGGATGCTTTATCGTTAAATTAAATGTAATTTTATTAACACTATCATCTACATCTGCAATATAATCATTTAACTTTCTTTGTATTCTTATTGCTTTATTAGGTGTGTTATATCCAATTTCTCTAATATATTCTAAAAGTACCTTTTTTAAACTCCTCCCTACACGCTCTTCCGTCGAGCCATTATATAGGAGCGCATAGCTAATACCATCACCACTTGCTTGAACTCTTTCAATCTCAGTACCTTCCTGATTAGAAAGTTTATATACAACTAATTTCCCATCCTCATTCACCCCACCTACACTGAGTAAAATCTTTCCTAATTCAATTGGTAACTTAGATATAGACTCTTTCATTCCTGAGACACTCTGTTCTAGATTATACCCATTTTCTTTAAAAGGAAGATCCTTCAATAATAACTCACACCATCCTTTTGAACCTGCGAAAGCAATATATTGATTTGGTGATATTTTTTTAAATTTCTTATAGTCCTTTTGAGTAATTGTTTTATCAGACTCGTTAGTCACTTGCCCATCAGATACAACCGTTAAAAATTTTTCAGTTTGTATAACAGATACAAAGCTCATTTCTCCACCCCTTTTTCCTTAATATAACAATCATATCTTAAATCAAGGAATAAAAAATGTACATATAAAAAAAGAGCCACCGTGCACCAGATGCCCTTTCGTCAATTTCTTATGTTATTACTATAAATACGGTAAATGAAGTTTTATTCTTCTTCCAATAACCTAGTGTTTTTTTGAATTTATCCGTCTCAACAATATTAAGTAACTGGAAGAAGAGCAAAAGCCCTTCTCCGTTTACACAACGTGAATTGCAATTGAATGTGAAAACAAGAAACAACTATTCATCCAATCTGCAACCATCGCCACCGGTTATGGCGATCCATTTTCAAAGGAATTTTGCAAGCAATGTTTTCCGCCACTACTCACAATACAAATATATCACGTTGATTCCAAAACAACCGGCACATTTACTGCCAAAAAGCGGTCACGACTCTGCCAATAATTCAAAGACTTTTGTAACTCTTGGTATGGTTCTCTCTTAATAGATTTTTCACTTTCTTTTTTGTGGCTTTACACAAAAGAATTATAGAATAAATTCAAATCTCTATTAAAGAATTACATTTACTTTAACTATTACAAAATAAAAAATGAGTCCTTTTTAAGGACTCATTTTTTATTTTTGACCAACTAATGCGGTTAGTCTTTTTATCTTCTCATTATATTCTTCGACTTCACTACTCTTTATAGCATTTAAAAAGCTATAGCATTCTGTACATGCTTCCATAAACTCAAGTAAACTTTCCTTACTAATTGAATCCACCTGATGTGTATATTTATCAGCATCGGTTGGCTTTGGATGGATAAAAGAATTTCGCAAAGTAATTATTGGATTAATTTTATCCCAACCTTTTTGCTGCAAAAACGTTTCTCCACATAAAATTTGTAAGAACCAATCCAATTTCTCTTTAACTTTCAACCTAGTTAAAATATTATCTATCTTACCATGACTCATTCCGTGCTGTATTTGTAACTCTTGGTGTAATCTTTTATTTACAGCACTTTCAAGTATTGATACAGCTTTAAATAATAACATTTCTTTGTTCTCAGAGAAATCTTCTTCATCAAAACGATCTAACATTTCCAAAAATTTTTTTTTACTTTGATGAAACCCATGAGTGACTAACATCATATTTTTTTGATCTAATATCTCTTCTTCATCTAATTTTTCCATAATAATCTTTAATGCAGCATCTTTATTTTCGATATACAAATCATCAACATCATAATGAATTAATAGCCAAGGTAACACTTTTTTTAACATGTAATTCTTAATTTCTGTTTCTTCCATTAATAATTCCCCTTTTAATAAGTATAATTGTTTCTAAACGTTATATTATTACACCCTCCTTTATCCATCCACAATTGCTTCCCCCTTGTTACTAATTTACTGTTTATCCTTGTAGTCTACAATATAATAATTTTGAGTAGCATAGACTTTAATAGAGTCTTTTTAGGAATATATTATTATTTATACAAAACTCATATCATACTGTTTTTTCTCTTTTTTCTCTTTAGGCTTTCAAACAACGTATATTTCTAATTATAACAATTCCCTAATCCCATCCCACTTACCCATATGTTCTATTTTGTGTAACTAAGCCAAACGCTACAGCCCTTGATATTCATAGCTTCATAACACTTCCTCTTTTGAGTTACACAACACAATAAAAATGAGTAACTGTATAGAATTAAAAAGAAAAAAGCAATGATTAGATTTTAAACCTAGTCATTGCTTTGTCCATTGCATCTTGATTTACTCCTATATATCGTAATGTTACTCGTTGACTCGAATGATTAAATATCTCCATTAGCAAGGCTATATTCTTTGTCTGCATGTACATATGGTATCCAAATGTTTTACGTAGTGTATGTGTTCCAATTTCCTCTAAACCAAACTCAGCTGCTGTGGTACTAAGGATTTTGTATGCCATACTTCTTCCAATCGGTCGATTTTTTCCTTGTCTGCTTTTAATTAGATATTCATGATCTTCCATTTCTTCGATGTACCATTTCAATTCTCTTCTTAATGCTGCAGTAATCTGAATTCGTTTCTGCTTACCTGTCTTCATTTCACGCATTGAGATATGACTTCCCTTTAAATCTCCAACCTTCAGTTTTAAAATATCACTAATTCGTAGACCTGTATTAATCCCCATTACAAACAAAATATAATTACGCTCGCTATTTTCTTTTAAATACTCTTTAATTTGTTGTATTTGCTCTGGATCACGTATTGGCTGAACAAAATTCATTATTCAATCCCTCCAGTTTCTTCTGTCTCGTAAACTTCTA